TCTTCAGTGCGAAGGATCGCCTGAGCGCGCCCATCGCGAAGATTCGCGGGCAGCTCACGGGGCTCGGCAAGGTCGGAGGCCGAGGGCTCGCGGCGCTCGACAAGGGGGTCAACAAGGGGCTTGGCGCGCTCGGCAAGTTGAGCAGCGCGGCCGGCGTCGCCGGTGTCGTGTCACTCGGGGCTCTCGCCTTCGAGATGCAAAACGTCATGACGAAGGGCGCCGAGCTCGAGAAAACCCTCATTCGGACGGGTAGCGCGTTCGAAAAGCCCGTGCGCGTCGGCACGGCAGGCTTCGCACGGCTCAATGAGGCCGCGCGCAACGTCGGTAAGACGACCGAGTTTTCGGCGCAACAGGGCGCCGAGAGCCTCAACTCGCTGGCGACGGCGGGTTACACGCTCGACCAGAGCATCGCGGCGCTGCCGAAAGTCATCGATTTTGCGAGCGCGGCAAACCTCGAGCTCTCGCAGTCGAGCGACATTGCCAGCGATACCCTCGGCGCGTTCAGTCTCCGGAGCGCCGACGCTGCAAAGAACACCGCGAACATGGGCCGTGTGATGGACGCGCTCACCCGCACCGCGGCCGACTCGACGACGAATGTCGCCGAGCTCTTCGAAGGTATCCGGGCCGGCGGCGCCTTCGCTTCGACGGCCGGCGCGTCCTTGGAGCAATTCGCCGCGATTCAAGGCGTGCTCGCGAACAAGGGGTTCAAGGGTGCCGAGGCGGGCACCGCGATCCGCAACGCATACTTGCATCTCACGAAGCAAACGAGCGAGGCGCGCGACATGATGGCCAGCCTCGGGGTCAAGATTGCAAAGACCAAGACCGGTTCGATCGACATGATCACGACGATCGGTCGCTTCTCGAAGGCAACCGCAAAGCTCACCGGAGCCAAGAAGTCCGAGGCCATCGCGACGGTGTTCGGCGCCTTTACGGTCGGTCAATTTCTGTCGCTCATGGACTCGGGCGAGGACACGATCCGCAAGTTTCAGGCGAACATCGAAGGCGCGACCGGCGTGACGCAAGAGATGGCCAATGCGATGCGCGAGAGCAAGGCCGCCAAGATCGCAAAGTTTTTCAATATCCTCGAGGACGTGCGGCTCACGGTGTTCGAGGCCATCGCGCCCACGGTGCTCTCGATCGCCGAGTCGATCGGCAAGTGGGTTACAGCGAATCAGCAGCTCATCGGAACGAAGGCCGCCGAGTGGGCGGTCAAGTTCAAAGACGCGCTGCCCGAGATCGTCGTGTGGACCGAGCGGCTCGCAAAATCGGTTGCAGGTTTTCTCGCTTTCTCGGCCGTCGTCAAGGTCATCGGCGCCGTCGTCACCGTTGCCGGTTGGCTTTCGGCTGCATTCGCTTACGTCGAGGCGGCGGCGCTCTTGTGCGGCGTCACCGTCGGCGTTGCCATCGGGTGGATCGTACTCATCGGCGTTGCCATCGCGGCCGTCGTCGGCGTCGTCTACAAGTATTGGCCCGAGATCTCGGGCTTCTTTACCAAGCTCAAAGACTGGGCCATCGCCGCGATCGGCAGCATGTGGGCGTGGATCGTGAGCGCCTTCGGCAAAGCGAAAGACGCCATCGTGGGAGTGTTCGAGTTCATCATCGGCATCGCCTCGCTCGTGTTCGCTCCGCACGTTGCGGCCGCCAAGCTTTACATTGCCATGGTCTCGGCGGTTTTCTCGACCGCAGTCGAGCTCATCAAAGCGGCATGGGCTCCGCTCGCGGAGTTTTTCGGAGCCTACTGGTCGGCCATCGGCGGCGCCTTCTCGAGCTTTGCCACGCTGCTCGTCGCCGAGTGGAATGTCGTGGCCGGCTTTTTCTCGCAGCTCTGGCACGGCATCGCCGTCGCGTTCGACTCTATCGTGCAACCGATCCTCGACAAGGTCGGCGGCATCGTCAAGTTGATACGCACCGTGGGGCGGATGACCCTCGGCTCGGCCGACGATGACGGCGCCGTCCCGGCGGTGCGCCCCGCCAACGGGGCGCCGCAAGTCATCTCGCCACAAGACCGCGCCGCGGCCGCCACCGCCGAAGCCACCGGCGGCAGCTCGACGGTCGACGGAGCCATCACCGTCGAGGCGAAACCGGGCACGAAGGCGTCCGTCAAAGCGAAGCCGAGCAAGGTGCCGATTGTATTGAAACCGTCGGGGGCTTTCACATGACGTGGCGCGACCGCATTGCCGAGGCGGCATACACGTCGCCCGGGGGCACCCGGATGCGCTTCGGCTATCTCGACGTCTCGAGCGAGATCGACAAGCGCACCGCCGCATTTGAGTTTCCCGACGTCGACGGCGCGTACATACAAGACAACGGCGCCGGCGAGCGACGCTATCCCTTGCAGTGCATCTTTGCCGGGCCCGAGTGTGACGCCGACGCGGACGCCTTCGAGGAGCTCTTGCTCGAGCGCGGGGCGGGACTGCTCGAGCACCCGCTCTATGGGCGCGTCGACGTGGTGCCGTTCGGCACCATCACCCGCCGCGATGATCTGGTGAGCGCCGCGAATCAAACGATCGTCGAGGTCGTCTTTTGGTCGACGGTCGGGGCGGTGTATCCGTCGAGCCGGGTGAGTCCGAGGCTCGAGGTGAGCGAGGCGGTGCGGCTCGCGGGGCCGGCGCTATCGGCCGACTTCGAGCGGTCAATAAATCTCGCCACCCAGTCGCGACGTGCGAACGCGAAGCTCAGTGTGCGAGACGCTCTGCGAAACATCCAATCCGCGTTACAGACGGCGGCAAGCGCGACCGAGAGCGTCAATCGCGAGTTTCGCGACCTGCAAGCGCAAATCAACTTTGGGATCGATGTGCTCATTGGCCAGCCGATCTTGCTCGCACGGCAGATCCTGAATCTCATCACGGCGCCCTCGCGCGCGCTCGCCGGGATCGTCTCGCGGCTCGACGGCTATCGTGACTTGCTCGCCCGCATGGTGGGCTCGGCGCCGATCTCGTCGAGCACGGCGCCGCCGGCGCTCGAGCGGATCGCCTTGCGGCTTTCGAACGACTTTCACACGGCCGACCTCGGCGCCGGCGGCGCCGTGCTCGGCAGCATTTCGAGCGTCGTCAACAATACCTTCACCGCCAAGCCGCAAGCGCTCGAAGCGGCCGAGGCGATCCTCGCTCAATCCGCCGAGCGAACGGCGTGGCGCGAAACGCGCTTCGGCGACCTCGGCCAGATCGACACCGGCGAGGGTTACCAGGCCTTACAAGAGGCCACGGCCCTCGCCGTCGGGTACCTCGTCGAGATCTCGTTTACGCTCGTGCCCGAGCGCGCCGTCGTGCTCGACCGCCCGCGCGCGCTCGTCGAGCTCTGCGCCGAGCTCTATGGCTCGGTCGGCGACGACCGGCTCGACTTCCTCATCAGCACCAACCACCTGACGGGCAGCGACATTCTCGAGCTGCCGCGGGGAAGGCGGGTGGTTTACTATGACTGAGCGGGTGGCCATCACGCTCGCGAGCGGCGAGAGCTACGGGCGGTGGAGCGAGGTCGAGCTCGTGCGCGGGCTCGATTGCTACACCGCCGTTTCGCTCTCGGGCCCGTTCGACCACGAGCGGGAAGAGGTCCGCCGGGCGTTTCAACCGCTCGCGTTTCCCTCGGTGACGGTGACCGTCGGCGATGAGCTCGTGCTCACCGGCTACGTGAAAGACGTCGCGCCAAACGTCGACGCCGGCATGTCGTCGGTCGGGGTGACCGCCTACTCGATCGCGCACGAGCTCACCGAGATCTGCGCTGCCCCCCCGCTCTTGCCGCTCGAGTTCAACGGGCTCGACTTGCGCCAGATTGCGGCAAAGCTCGTCACCGCGACGATTGGCGTCGAAAGCGTTTTCGAGGGGAAACCGGGCGCCGTGTTTGGCCGCGTGCGCGCCGAGCCCGATTCGCCGATCCATTCGTTTCTCGTCGACCTAGCCGTGCAACGCGGCTTTGTGCTCACTGATACGCCCAGCGGCGGCCTGCTCTTTCGAGCCGAGGCGAAACCGGGCGCGCCGGTGGCGCGTCTCCAGGGTCAACCACTCGTCAAAATATCGCCCTCATTTCAGCCGTCGAGTTGGTACTCATCGGTGACGGGCCGAGCGTCGCGCAAGGCGGGGAAAAAGGGCGCGCGGTATTCCGAGGGAAACCCCCTCTATCGTGCGGACCACCCGCGCCACTACACCATGCGAATCGGCGACACCGAAAGCGCCGACGTCCCGCGCACGGCGCGCGCCGCGATCGGCCGAATGGTGGCGAGCGTGGTGAGCTACACGATCGAAGATCTCCCGACGTGGCGCGATCCGAGTGGCGAGCTCTGGACGCCGAACACGACGGTCACGCTGCTCGCGCCGGAGGCGATGATCTACCGCGAGACCGAGCTCGTCGTGCGATCGGTGACGCTGCGGCAAACGGCCGAAGCCGAGACGGCAACGCTCGGGCTCACGCTGCCCGGCACGTTTGGCGGCAGATTACCCGAGGCTCTGCCATGGGATTTCTAGGGACGGTCGTCTCGTTTTCGCGCACCGTCGTCGACGGCGAGCAAGCGCCCGAGGTCAGGGTCGATCGGGACGCCGACGAGATCGCCACCGCCCATCACTTCAGCCCGCCCGGCGACGACGCCCCGCCGCTGCCCGGTGACCTGACCTATCTCGGCGACGACGTGGGGGCCGGGGCAGCGCAAGCGGTCGGATATCAGGACCCGTCGACTCCGGGTACGGCAGCGCCCGGCGAGCGGCGCCTCTATTCGCGCAGCGGCCCGGGCGTCGTGGCGGTCGAGCTCTGGCTCAAAGGCGACGGCACGCTCGTCGCGAGCAACCCCGCCGGCGCCGTGCTCGAGCTCGGGCCCGACGGGTCGGCTCGGCTCGCGAACGCGATTGGCGAGCTCGCGCTCGACGCGGCTGGCAACGTCACCTGGACGACGCCGCTCGGCACCAACGGCGCGTCGACCCACTCACACACCACCCCCTTCGGCCCTTCGGGGCCGCCCATCCCCGGAACGTGAGGCCCGATGCCACTCGCCCCGCCCGCTCTGCAATCTGCTCTCGAGGCGCTCTTTTCCGAGCCGCCTCCCACCGTGGGCGCGTGCGCCGACGCCTGGGCGGCCGCCATGCTCGACTATGCTGCGGGGGTCGTGCCGCCCTCGGCAACCGTCGCGGTGGCGGCCGACACCCTCGCGGCCGCGCTGGCGGCAGCCTTCGCGACGCCCGCCGCCGCGTCCGCCGTCGACGCGGCGTTCACCGCGTTTGCCGCCACGGTGGGGCTCGGGATGGCCCCCGCGTTCGCCGCAGCCCCGCCGCCGGCGCCGCTCGGGATTGCAGCGCTGCTTGCCGCGCCCTCACCGTCGCACGCCGCGGCCGCGGCCGCCTTCGCGACGCTCATCGACACGTGGTTTCGCACGGGCTCCGCGACGCTCGTCGCTCCGCCCTTCACCGTGGTGCCAGCCTGGACATGACGGACGTACTGCTCGGGCAAACGGACGACGGTGGCGACATCAGGGCCGAGGCCGGGCTCCTGCTCATGAGCGATGGGCTCGAGGGGGCAGCCTATCTCTCGCTCTTCGGCGGCAATGAGGACGACGCCGGCGACGCCGCGAGCTCGCGGGAGCAATGGTGGGGCAATCTCGACGAGGTCGAGCCGACGCGCACCTATCGGAGCGAGACGCAACACCTCCTGCAATCCCTGCCCGCGGTGCCGAGCAACTTGCGGCGGGTCGAACAAGCGGCAGCGCGCGATCTCGCTTGGATGCTCACTTCCGGCGTCGCGAAGAGCATCAACGTCTCGGCATCGATCCCAGCCGTCAACCGCGTCCGTCTCGAGATCACAATCGTCACTCTCAAGACGACGCTGCAACTCGTTTTCGGTTGAGCTCACTATGGCACTCGCAACCCCGACCACCGCACAGATCGCCGCGAACATCATCGTCCAGTTAGAGGCGGCGCTCTCGCAATCGATCCCGCTACTGCCGAAGGCATTTTCGCGCGTACTGGCAAAGGTGCTCGCCGGCGTCTACGTGACACTCTACAAGTACGCGGGCTTCTCTCTCTTGCAACAATTCGTGGCGACGGCGACGATTCAAGAGACGCTCATCAACGGGCAGCTCATCCGCCCGCTCGTCGAATGGGGTCGGCTCGTCGGCGTCGGTGATCCGCTTGGCGCCACGCAAGCCGAGCTCGACCTCACGGT